GCCACATCCATCCAGCGTGACCACACCGCGCGGCAGAGCTGGAACACCAGCACCCCGTGCTGCCAAGCCGATATCCGGCGGCGGAATTCGATCAGCGATATGCGGGTGTTGGAAAAATTGCCCTTGGCGGTGTCGCCTGTCAGATAGCCATAGGGGATGCCCAGCGCCGCCGCGATTTGCAGCAGCGTCCGGTACTGGAACGGCTCGTAGGTGCCGCCCGAGTCCGGGGTCGCCGGGGTGGACACGTCCTCACCGGGATCCAGCCGCACCACCTGACCGGGCTCGACCTCTAGATCGTCCTCGGTTGGTTCCAGCGGGGTTTCCGGGGCGGGCGAGGTGATGAACATCGCGAACATCGCCGCGATCTTTTTTCGCTCCAACTCGGCATCGTCGTAGAGATCCAGCGTAAACAGCTTGACGATCGCAGCTGAAAATCGCGACACCCCGCGTAATTGGCCCGCCTCGACCGGGTCCAATACATGGATCACCTCTGACGCGGGCACCCGTGTCGTCTCGCCCGCAAGCCCCGGATCGGTCAAGTCACCGGGGTGACGGCGCAGAAAGTGATAGGCGACGCGGCGGCCGATGCCGTCGAACTCGATGCCCTGCCGGATCAGGCCGACGCCGGGCAATTCGCGGCTCATGCCCAGCGGCAGCATTTCGGCGGGCAGCATCTGCAATTGCAGTGGCACCGTCAGACCGTCTTCCGCCCTGCGCGGGCGGATACGGATGAAGACCTCGCCCGATAGGAACACTTCGCGCGCGGCCCGGCGCTGCAGACCGTAGAAATCGGTCAGTCCCTCTGCATCGGCATCATCGGTCCAGGCGAGCCACAGCGCCTGGAGCTGTTCCTTCAGGTCAGCATCTGCAATCGACGACGAGGGTTTGATGCCATCACCCACGACGTTACTTGCAAAAGACTCGACCGCATTCGTCGCATAGCCGTTGTTCCGCACCAGCCAACGTGCGCGGGCGGTGATCGTGTCGCCAGAGGCTGCAATCAGCGTGTTCACATGCGCCCGCGACGCCCGGAAACCGCGCAGCCGCCGGTGGGCTTGCGCTGCATCAAACCCGCCGATAATCGATCCCAGCCGCTGACGGAAGGCTTCAAAGGCCATGGATTACAGCCCCTTCGAGGCCACGGTGCCCCAGCGCCGACGACGCGGGGTGCCGGAGGTGGCGCTGGCAATCCGGGTTTCCAGATCGGAAATGGCATTCGCCAGTTCCGCGTCTGAACCGTAAGTGATTGTCTTGCCGTCGTAGCTGACCGAGCGGACGCCCGCGTAGCGCGCCTCCTGCAGCGCGGCCAACAAGGCGCGCATCCGTTCCAGATCCATGTCAGTCCCTCATGAAGTTCGGTGTGTAGGCCCGGCGTTTGCGCCGTGGCGTCGTTGGTGTTCCCGCCTTGGGCGGGGCGGGCGCGGCCTGTTCGGTCGGTACCGCCTGCTGAGGTGCGGAGCGGGTTTCGACCCCGGCCTGTTCTTCGAGCCGCCGCCATGTGGCCTCGTCCCAGCGATCCGCGCCCATGATCCACGCCGCCGCGCGGGCATAGACCCGGCAGTCCAGCGCCTCGTTGCGCTCGCGCATTTTCTGCCATTCGGGGTGGGCATAGCCGCGCTTGTTGCGCACGGTGACCAGCTGTTCGGCCACCAGCTGTTTCAGCCATTCGGTGTCGATCCAGTCAGGCAGATGCACCGTGCCGGGGGCGTCGAGCACCCCAAGCGAACGGTCTTCATCCGAGGGCCGCTCAAGCCGCAGGTAGCGATACGTCTCGGTCTTGAACGTCGCCGTGGCCACCGACCAGAGCCGGGCACCGCGGCGCAGACGTTTGCCGCCGATGGTGGCGTCGACGAAGGTCGGGCCGGACACCGGCGTGGCGCGATTGAAGCCTTCGAGGCCTTTGACCGGTGCGACCTGATCAAAGCCCTGCGCCCGCGCCCATGCATAAACGGCGGCGGACTCGTAGCCAGTGTCGATGGCCAGCTTGCCGATCACCATCACCGCACCATTGGTGCAGGCCCATGTCCGACTGAGCAGGGCCGTTAGCTTGTCCCAGCGGGCCGGATCGTCGGGGCCACCGGCAATGACGATGTGGTCGACGAGCCAGCTTTCCAGGCCACGCCCCCAAGCCCAGACATCGACCTCAATGCGGTCTTTCTGAACATCGACGCCTGCTGTCAGGAACAGACCGCCCTCGGGGATCTGTGTCCCGAAGGCTTCGCGCCGCTCCGCCAGCCGCTGCCATTCCGGGGCGTCGCCGCTTTCAACCCAAGTCTCGCCCAGCAGGGTGTTGCGCGCGGCGCGCAGCATTTCCTCGGAGCCCTGCGCCGCCAGCCAGTCGCGTGCGATTTGCTGCCAGCTTTTCCAGCCCAGCGGCGAATAGAGCGCTGAGAGGTGGAAGCCTATGGAATGCGGATCGGCTGACACACCCGTCGCGCGCCATTCTCCGCGCTCGAGCATCTGCGTTTTGTGATGCTCGGCGATGGGCTTCTCGCAACCCTCGCAGTGATAGGCCGCCGTATCAGGCCGCCCCTTGTCCCAGCGCAGGCGTTCGAATTGCAGCCATTGCATGTGGCCACAATGCGGGCACGGCACAAAGTAGCGGCGCTGGTCGGAAGCCTCGAACTCCCGCTCAATGCGCGACAGCCCTCGGATCGTCGGGGTCGAGACCATGAACACCTTGCGCCGGTGCGAGAAGGTGGTGGTCCGCGCCTCGGCCAGTGTGACGGGATCGCCTTCCTCGTCGGCCGAGGCCGGATAGGCGTCGACCTCATCGAGAAAGATGTAGCGTGCAGGCATCGAGCGCAGGCCGGTGGCGCTATTTGCCCCGGTCAGAACCAGGATGCCGCCGGGGAATTCCTTCGATAGCATCGAATTGCCCGCATCACGTGACCGTGCAGGCTGCACCCGTTCCTTCAGCGCCGGACTGTCCTCGATCAGGGGGTCGATCCGCCCGCGCGAGGTGCGTTTCGCCATCTCCACCGTCGGCAGCACCGCCAACATCGGACCCGGCGCATGATGGATGACGAAGCCGACCCAGTTGTTGCCCGCCTCGGTGGCCCCGACCTGCGCCGCCTTCATGAAGCTGATGCGCTGCGCCGGATGGCGCGGCGACAGCGCATCCATGATCTCGCGCAGGTAAGGCGTGCGCGCGGTGCGGTATTGCCCGGGTTCGGCGCTGGCCCGCGAGGACAGTTTGCGGTGCTGATCTGCCCATTCCGACACCGTCAGGTCCGGATCAGGGCGCATCCCGCGACGCCAGGCCCGCAGGATATCCTCGGCCCCGTCAAAAGCGAGATCGAGGTCTGCGGTCAGATCGTCGGTGGCCCTGCCGTCGTTATCCGAGGCTGACCCGGAGATCGGCAAGGGCGTCGAGTTGCGCTCTGACATGGGTTTCCAGCACCCTCTGCAGGATCGCGGCCTCGATGATCACCGGTATTCCGGATTGTTTTTCCACCTCCGCTGCCACTTCGGCCGCCATCAACGCCGCCACTCTGCTGGGCCAGGTGACCCAAGTGTCGCGCTCTTGCCGCGCCAGCCGGAACACCAGCGTTTCCGCCCGCGCCCGGTCGACCAGCGTGCCCTTCTTCTTTTGGATCGCCAGCTGGCGTTCCTGGGCCTGATAGACCGTCAGCGCGGTGCGGGCTTTCAGATAAGACGAGCTGTCAGCTGGACCGCTGAACGCAGCATCGCCACCGGTGCTGCGCCGCTGCTGGTCGGGGTCGGTCATGTCGGCCCGGCGCACATCAGAGGCGGCTGCATTGATCGACCCGTCGCTATAGACAACCAGCCGACCGGCCTTGCGCGCCTTCTGGATCGCCCCTCGCGACAGACCGGAATGGGCGGAATACTCACGCTCGGACATACCTTCCATAGCGACTGGGTTGACCTCAAGGTATTGGAGTTAAATGGAAATATTTCTCTTATTCAGTTGATTACACTTCGCAGTAGAGCGATTCTCGGATCAGGAAATCACCCCGGATCGGAGATCAGACCATGACCACCATCACCACAATCCGCATCGATCATGACGCGCTGCCCGACCAGTTCGACCGCTCGCGCCCCGACGCTGTTGTCGAGGCCATCGAGGCTGCGCTGCGCGAGGACGGGATCACCGCCGAGGCCTCGGACGTGATCTCGCACATCAAGATCGAATTGCCGACCACGCAGCTGGCCGCTGCCAGCGC